GGTAGGAATGGAATACAATCCAAGTTTTAGTGGTTATAATATAACAGAGATGAATAACGCACCATGGCAATAGATTTAAACAGAAAATCAGCACAAGAAGTTATTGACGCAGCACAAGAGTTAGTTGCAGGTACTCCTAGTGATACAAGACAAATAAACAAATATAGAATTAAAGCAATATTAAATGGTGGTGCTGATGGAATACGTGCATTATTAGGTAATCAAATGGATACTGCAGATGCAGATTTATTACCTGCACCAAACCTTTTACAATCAGGTATAGATAGACTTGCACAAAAAATATCAGGTGTACCACAAGTACGTGTTGATGTTATGAACAATAACGATAGTGAACGTTCAAGATTAAGAGCAGAAAGATTAGAACGTATTGTTACATCTTATGATGAGAAACAAAGACTTAATTTACAACTAGCACAAGCTGCAAGATGGCTACCTGGTTATGGATACTGTGCTTGGGTTATAACAAGTAAAATGGACAAGAATGGTTTTATTTATCCTTGTGCGGAACTACGTGACCCATATGATACGTTTCCTGGTAACTTTGGTCCTGACCAACAACCACAAGAATTAGCAATACTTAGAAGTGTACCTAGATGGAAACTAGCACAAATATATCCTGAGTATAAAAATGTAATTCTTAAACCAAACGAAAAGAAAAAAACAGGAGCTGTAGGAAATGCAAGTACATCTCTTATTGGTTATGAAAAAGGTAATGTACAAAAAGCTGATTGGGAAGATAATACAGGTCAGGGTGTAGACATAATTGAATATTACGATATTACAGGTACATACATTGTATATCCTGAAACAAAACAACTTTTTGACTACATACCTAACCCATTAAGTACAGTTCCGTTTGTATTTATGAAACGATTTAGTTTTGATGAACTGAAAGGTCAGTATGACCACACTATAGGTCTTATGGCTATGATGGCAAAAATAAATATTATGTCAGCTATAGCTATGGAAGATGCTGTATTTACAGAAACAAATATTTCAGGTGAGCTAGAAAGCGGACAATATCGTAAAGGTAGATTTGCTGTAAACTATTTAGCTCCAGGTACACAAGTTTCTAAACCTGCCAACAACATACCATATCAGTTGTTTCAACAAGTAGACAGGTTAGAAAGACAACTTAGACTTGTAGGTGGTTATCCTGTAACAGATGATGCCCAATCACCTGCAAGTGTTGCAACAGGAGCAGGACTAGCAGAATTAAACTCATCTATGTCATTGATGATTAATGAATATAGAGAGATTATAAAAGTTGGCGTTTCTGAAATGGATAATAAAAGATTAGAACTTGATGAAATAATTACATTAGAAACAGGCATAGAAAGCAAACCTATGGCAGGTTACTTTAATGGAACATCATTTTCTGAAAATTATAAACCACTTACTGATATTGGTGGTGACCATAAAACAAGACGTATATATGGTGTTATGGCAGGATTTGATGAGCCACAAAAAATTGTTACAGGTTTACAACTTTTACAAGCAGGTGTTATTGATGTTGAAACATTACAAGATAACATTGATGGATTAGAAAACATAGCAAAAGTACAAGAACGTATACGTAAAAATAAAGCAGAAACTGTTTTGTTTGAAAGTGTATTGTCTAGGTCAGCACAAGGTGATGCTGCTGCAACTATGGCAGTAATTGCTATTTATGATAATCCAAATGCTATGACAGATGTATTAAAACAATTTTATACACCTGAAGAACCACAGCTTAGTCCTGAACAAATGGCATTAATACAACAACAACAAATGGCACAAGCTGCACCTCAACAACCACCATCAATTCAAGAAGCATTTGGACTTGTATAATGCCGTACTCAGAAGATTTTATAGACAACGAGTTTTGGAGTTTAGTAAGTGAAGAATATGGTGATGTAAGTGTTGTGGACTTTAATCAAGCATACGAAATAATACAACCTTACCCAAATATATTTATTGTAATAATGGAGGATAATGGCAAAGAAACGTTCTAGGGGTGGTTATAGACAACCTAACAAACCTGCTGCTGTAAGTGGTCCAGGTGCATTGTCTGCTAGAACAGACGGTGGGGCAGGAAGTTCTACACAACCTATAAGAAGAATACCAGGACAACAGTATGGAGAAGGTAAAGCATTAGTTGAACAACAACAAGCTGCACCTTTACCAAGTGTTGCACAACCTGGTACAACAGGTAGAGGAGTAGATGTATTTGCTCCAACTGAAAGACCACAAGAACCTATTACTGAAGGTGCTATGTTAGGTGCAGGTGGACCTCCAAGACAAGCTATAGATGAAGATGCAAATATGTTGTTAGCTGCAATGTATCAGATATATCCAAGCTCAATAATATCGGAGATGATTAATCAAGGGAGTGAATAATGTATTTCATGGACCCTGTTTATGAGGAAGATTTAGTCAAACAAAACGAAGCTAGAGAAAGAAAGTTTCAAAATTTAAAATCTAACATTACTTCTGATGTTGCAGAACGTATGATTGCAATTACTAAGAAGTATCCTGGTATGCCACAAAGTTTAAGTTTATCTGCAGCTATGGCAGGTGCTAACCCTGAAGGTAAAGCTCTTGAAGATATAGCAGACAAGTATGCAATTAATCAAGCTGAGTATGGTAAGACAGCATGGGAACTTGCTTCTACTGATGCTAATGGTGAATATTTATATCCTGAACATCAAGATATGACTTTAAATATAGGTAAAGCACTAAAAGGTGATGCAGAGCTAGGTATATGGGCATTACTTGCATTAGAAAGTTTTGGTGAAAAAATAAAAATGTTAAACAGACAAAGTAAGTATTTTGTTGATTTAACGTTTTATGATAAATTTTTACGAGAAGGATACACACCTGAAGAAGCACAATCTAATTTACGAATGTTTGTTTCTAATACAGAAGTACCTGATATTGGTAAAGACAAAAACATGTGGGGTGAATTACGTTCTTTTGCAAAGATGTGGAAAGAAGCAGGAGATTTAGCAGGTGAAACTGCATTTGCTGCAGCATTTAAAGAAGCCTTAGAAGGAAATCCTGTTAACTATCAAAGAGAAGGTAAAAAGTTTTTATTTGAAAGTATATTAGCTGAAGATGATGCTCGTTATCACAGACTTGTTGATATGGGTTTTTCTGCTGAAGAAGCTAAAAAAATATTTTATGAAAATATAGGTACACCAATTAAAGCTAATGAAGCACTTGGAATACAAGAATATACATCATTATCAGACCCAAATAAAATTATGTTTTTTGAAGGACGTAAATCTAATTATGCACCAGGTAACAATATAAATGATATGTTTAGTATTTCTAATTGGTGGAGAAACAAACGTGGTTTAGACACAGGAGTACTACAACCTTATAGTCCAGGTAGAGCAATAACTTATAATATTATTCCTAGTGGTACTACACAAGCAAATGTTATGTCAGGAATTATTGATGGAGCAGCAACAATAGCTGCTGACATACCGTTGGGTAAAGGACTTGGTCTTTTAGGAAAATTAGGTAAAGGTGCTGTTACTGTAGATAAATTATTAGATGCTAGAAATGCTGCAAAAGTAGATGATTACCTGACTATGTTTAATAAAAACATAGATGAAATAGCAGAAACTGTAGACCCATTTACAGATAAAACATTTAAAGTATCAGGTAAAAATGGTCAATTAATTAGAACACTTACACCTGAAAAAGCTGCAGATATGAGAGCAGGACGTAAATTATATAAACAAGCAGGTGTAATTAGTGGTACTAGAAAGTCATTATTTAGAAATACATCACAAGATTTAATGAACTCACCATTTGGTAGAAATGTAACACGTGCATTAACAGATGAAAATAATGTAGCAAAAATTATGACTACACCTGGTTTGTCAAACTTAAATTATCAAGTTGCAAAACGTATTGCTGATGCAGATAATTATTTAGATGTAAGAAAAATATTAGATGAATTGTTTGATACAGGAGTTATTAATCAAGTACCTGGTAAACAATCAGGTATTACAAATGCAGTATTAAGACAATCAGCACTTACAGGAAAACAACTTTCACAAAGTAGTAATCTTGTGAAACAAGCTGCAGGAAAAGCATTAACAACTATTGGTAAAGAAGATGCTGCTTTTAGAAGTGCAGGTTCTTATATTGCAGGTGGTGCTAAAAGAGTTGTTAATGTATTAAAGAAACAACCTACTGAAGGTGATGCTTTTGCAGAACTTATGGGATTTAGTGCTAACTTACGTAGCGGATACAAACCATATTTTAATAAAATACTTAGTGTTACACCTGACCAAGGATTATCTTTTACAAATAGAGATGATGCAGTAAGAAATTTAATTGCACATATGCAAGTTACAGGTTGGTCATTTGATGCAATGAAACCCCATGTAGATGAACTTATTAATATTGCAGATGGTGATTTTGAAGCAATACAAAAATTTGCATATCAACAAATATTAAGAGATGAATTTATTATGCAACAATCAGGTAAATCTATTGCTACTACAAGGATTGCTAAAAAAATATTTGAAAGTAATGCAGATATTAGAAAATATTTTATTGATAGTTTAACAGGAGAAAACATGCCATTTGTTGGTGATGTTGTAGAAACTATTGTAGAACGTGGACCTAATGGTGAAAAAATAGAAATGGTAGTTCCATCTTTGCATTTATTATCAGAAGCTGCAGATTTATACGCACCGTTAACTGATTATAGATTAATTAACCGTGCATTAGGAGATGTATTTACAACTTATGGTGATGAATTTGAGGGTGGATTAAGAGATAATTTAAAACATACAGGTAAAAATGTAATTCAATTATTACGTGGTGATACTAATTATAAAGGTCTTATACCTTCTAAAAATTTAACTGATGATGCTTATACATTAACTCTTGATTATATGACACGTAATGTATTTAAACCTTTAGTTCTACTTAGGGGTGCTTGGTTTGTAAGAGTGTTTTTAGAAGAAAGTTTACGTATGGCAGCAGCAGGTATAGACAGTATGTTTACACACCCTGCAAATTATATGATATGGGCAAGGTCACATGGTGCTGCAGGAAAAATTAGTAAAAAGTTTTTAGGAGAAAGTGCAGGTGGTGTAGATAGTGGAAAGATTAGAGAAAGTCTTGAATTTGCAGAAGTAACTAATAGTAATTGGTCTGCAGGTGCATTAAAAGGTAGACCTACTAGAAGTAGCAAACGTGGCAGAGATTTTATTGAATTAAAAAGAACAGATGAAAATTATGCTAATGGTGTAGCTTTTGAATTAATACAATTACGTAATGACCCTGTTGCTAGATATTTAGCTGAAAATGGTTTTAACGACACATCAAAAGCATGGTTTAGAAGTGCTGCGGCAAAACCTATTAGAGAAGAATTAGCAAGAATGGGTGGTAAAAAATATCAAGGTTTGTTAACAAACACAGATGATATGGACGCATACCTTGCGTCAGTAGAAGCACGTATAAGAATTAAAACAGGTGAGCAATTAGTAGAAGGTAAAAACTATATTGCAGGTGACAAATACAGTTACAAGTTTGGTACTTATGGTGGTAATCAAGAATTACGTGATGCTATATGGACAGGTAAATTAAATGTACGTGGTAAAACTATAGATTTTATTCCTGATGTTTCTAAAGAATATAGAAAAAAACATTTAACAGATATTGAAAGAGGTATATCTTTTTTAATAGCTGATGGACAAGAATTTGGAATTGTTAAGTATTATAAACCACAAACAGAAGTAACAGGATTTTTAGGTAGAGTTGAAAACACATTAGATAAATGGACCGATATTGCATTTAAACATTTAATGACAAAACCTAATGCATATTTATCTAGGTCTGTTGTATTTAAACAATATAGATGGCAATGGATAAGTGATAACTTTGGAAGTATGTCTGATGATGTACAAAAACAATTTATTAAAGAAGCTAAAGAAGCAAAAATACCTAAAAGAGTTATTGAAGAAATGCAAGGACAACAAGGTATTACTGCTGCACAAAAAATAGATAGTTATGATTTTGCTAATACACAATCAAAAGCATATGGATTATCTGCAACAAAACAATTATTATATGATGCATCTAAAAAACATTTAATATCTGATATAACTAGAAACATATTTCCATTCCCTGAAGTGTGGTTTGAACTTGCACAAACTTGGAGTAAGTTACTTATAGCTAATCCTTATAGAGCAAGACAAGCACAGTTATTTGTAACAGGTGCTAGAGGTTCTAATGCTAATAGTTATGTAGGAGAAGGTTTTTTTGCACCTGACCCTAGTGGTTCAGGCTCAGAAATGTTTGTATATCCAGGTTCAGATTTCTTAACTAAATCTATATTTGGTGAACAATCTGATGTACGTATTGCACCTAAAGGTTTTGTTCAAGGAATAAACTTATTAGGACAAGGATTTATACCTGCACCATTACCTTATGTAGGTGTTATTGCAGATAAATTATTACCAAGATACGGTCTTGGAAACGAAATTCGTGGATTATTATATGGAGAGTTTGGACCTCCAAGAGCTAGAGATATTGTACCTGACCCTGCTTGGTTGCAAAAAGTAGCTGTTGCTGCAGGAGTAGGTGATGAAGCAAAACAGTTACGTGCATCTACAACTATTGATATTTACAAATATGGTAAAGCTGTAGGTAGAGATAAAGCGTTACTAGAACAAGGCAGGTTACAAAAAGATATTGATAGAGGATTAACTGAAGATGAAGCATATCTTGCATATTGTAAGAGAGCTGCAAGTAAATTATATTTATATAGAGGTGTATCACAATTTTTTCTGCCTACAGGTTGGACACCTAGATACTATATAGAGGATAAAAATGGTAAATGGTGGGGTACACAAGTATTAGCAAATGAATATACAAAACTTGTAGATGAAAACGATAACGATAATATAGCTGCATTTAATGAATTTGTTGCTACATATGGTATAGAACACGGTTGGTTAACTGCACCTAAAACACAATCTAAAGTAGGTAGACAATCATTTACTGATAGGGTTATGGAGTTTCAAGCAGAAAATAAAGAGGTACTAGAAGCTGTACCTTTATCTAAATACTATGTATTACCTGATAGTCCATATGATGAAAGAAACTATGCAAATATGTATGATGCATTTAATAAAGGTGATGTAGAAACATTAGACCCTGAACAATTTGCAAGACAAGTTAATGATACTTTGGGTTACTTTAGATATACAGCGTTTAAAGAACAAGTAGAAGCTACAAACGCAACAAGTAAAGAAAAAACTGTATTACTTAGGGTGTATAGAAATTATTTAATAAATGAATTACCAGGATTTCAACGTGACTATGGATTAGTTAATCCTGTAAAAGCAAAAGTAGTTTTAGAAGAAATGCAAAAGAAATGGTTATCAAATGATACAATAATGAGTACAGAAAGTGGTAAAGCATTTGCAGACTTTAATCCTGTATGGGAAGAAGCAAGTAAAATATCTGCTGAATTATCACCTACAGATAATCCTGAATGGTGGTTATCAAGTGCAGATACACAAGCAAAAGCATTAAGACTAGGAGTTGCACAGATTGCAAAGCAAATTATTGCAGAGTATCCTGACTTTAAGTATGTTTGGATTGGTGTATATAGTAGATTATTTAGAGATGACACAGAGGTAATGAGTATATTTAATGGATAAAATTAACGAATTATTGCAAGAAAACTTTGGTATTACAGTAGACCAAATGGATAGTGCTGAGGCTAGACAAGCTCTTGGTAGTTATTATGACAGAATACAAGCAGCTATTATTGCAGAGGACCCAAGTATTGTTGAGTTTGTTATTGAAGAAATAAAAGTACAAACAGCAACTTCAGGTGGTGCAGGACTTGTTGATGAAACTGAAGTGCAAAATATAGTAGATGAAAGTGTTAAAGAAGCATTTGGTCAATTCAATCTTGATGTAAATCAACTTGTTTCTGAACGTGGTTATTACGTACTTGATGAAGAAGGTAATTTAAAACAAATAAAAGTACCTAGTGCATTTCCTGAAGGTTTTGCATCTTTATATAACATAAGTTTACAACCTGAATTAGTTGCAGGACTACAACAAGATTTAATTAGAGCAGGTGTTGTTAAACCTGATTACTTTGATGATGAAGATGAGTTTGGTCAAAAAACTGCTAATGCTTTATCTGTTGTAATGGAATATGCAGATGCAAATATATTTATAGATATAAATGATGAGCAAGGTCAAAAACTAATACAACAATATGGTGATGGTCATTATGGTTTTACACAAAAACAAAGTGACAATGTTATATTTGCTAGAGCTGTACTTGATTTAGCTATAGAAAAACTTGGTGATGATGTACGTTTACAAGAAGAAGCACAAGAAAAACTTGAAGATGAAGCAGCAGTACAAGCTATTGCATCAAGATATACAATACCTACTTACGAGGAGATGGAAGATACTATAGACGAAGTATTTGGACAACTTGTACCTAGAGAAGCTACTGCAAAAGAAAAAGATAGATATTCTACTGCACTAGCAGCAGCAAATTCTACAAGATTTAAACAACTACTTGCATTAGAAAAAGCAGTACGTACTAATAATATATTTAAAGATGCAGATATGACAGTATCTTTAGAAGGTAGAGAACAAGTAGTACCTACACAAGAATTACGTACAGATATATTTCAAATAACAGACCCTGAAGTTACTGTAAGTCAACAAATAAAAGAAGATTTAAAAGGTGAAATGTCTGCTATTGAAAAAGGTAATGCAGCTAGAAGGCAACAAGCAGCATTAATACAAGCTATGATTGGACAGTTGTAATGTCACGTGACCCTAAACAAGACCCTTATTATAATCCTGATTTTTCTGATGAAATAAATGAAGTAACTAATGCTTTTGTTTATGAAAAAAAAGTTGGTAAACAATTTACAGGTGATGCAATTATTGTTAGACCAAAAGGTGATACTTTTGAAGTATTGTTAATTGAACGCAAAAGAGGACCACATCAAGGAGGTCTTGCTTTACCTGGTGGATTTAAAGAAGGTGCAGACAAAGTAGAAGATTTTGTAGCTAGAGAAGCATTAGAAGAAACAGGTCTTACAAATAAAGATATTAAAAAAACAATAGATTTACCTACTAAAACAGACAGATTTGATTGGGATATAAGATTTGCAGATGGCGTAGATGTTAGTGGAAAAATATTTATTGTTGATGAAAGTTTTATTCCTATCGCAGGTGATGATGCTGTATCTGCAAAATTTGTATCAATAGATGATATTGCATCAGGTAAAGTAGATGTTGCATTTTTACATAGTGAATGGATATACGATACTGCTGTTGAATTAAATTCTTCTTTAGCACCTGAATTGCAAAAAATAGTTGACAAAGATAGAACACGTAATATTAATTTTATGCAAGAAATAAATAAAAAACGTGCAATAGATAACCAACCTTTAATGAATGTAGATGCAACACCAGAAATATCAGGAAGTTTAGACAATATATCAAAACAAATTATGGCAAATGAAGCAGGTATAAAAACTTTTGACCAATTAATAAATGAATTTGAAGGAGAATTTTTAAAAGGTTTATCTCCTGAAGATGCAGAAAGTTTTGCTAATTGGTATCTTGATAGTGGTTTTGATAAAGAAGGTAAAGCTAGAGCATGGTTAAACGAAAATACAGATAGATTATCTGACCCAAGAATGGTAGATGATGATACATCTTTTTCTATGGAACAACAAGGTTTTGATGAAGTTGCAGAAACAAATAAAGCATTTGAATTAGAGCAACAACAAATTGATGCAATAGATAATATACCTGATGACATTGTTATAGATACACCTAACGCACCATTAAAAGGTAATCAATTAAAACAAATATTAAAAAACAGATTAAAAAAACTTGCTATTGGTGGTTTAAATTATTTAGATATGTATGAACTAGGTTTAATTGGATATGCTGTAGCAGAACCTGCTGCACAAAAATTATTAGAACCAATAATGCCATACATTATACCTGGATATAAAACACCTAAAAATAATGAAAGTTACAAAGACCAAGTAATAGCTAATTTACAAGAAACAGCTAAAATATCCCCAACTGCAAAGTTAGTTGAAAACATGCCTGAAAAAACAGAGTATGAAAAACTTGACAATTTAGGATATGGTTGGCTAGGAAAGATGTTAGATAGATGAGTGAAATAACTTACGGACCTAAAGGTACACAGATAATAGTAGTTGAAGGTGCTAAACAAGACGAAGAAGGTAATTTAGTAGAAGGCAGTAGAGTAGACGCTGTATATTATCTAGGGTATGAAGATGCTAATGGTACTTTCTTTTTGTGGAATGTACCTGCTAATGAAATATCAAATGTAACAGATATAGAAGAAGGACTACAAAGAGGTGCGTTAAAACAAGAAGTACTAACTACATTACCTAATACAAAGGTATCTTTAACACAATTTAACAATTTAAGTATTGGTGGACAGATAGTATCAGCAGGTAGCTATACAGAACTTAGAACAGATATAGAAGATATAACTCCTGTGCAATCATTTATTGAAGATATGAACACGATTGCAGATGAATTATATTGGTGGAAAGATAGTGACTATGTAAATATAGTGCAAGAAAATTTTGCTGAAACAGGAAGTTATGAATTAAATCCTGCACAAATGGCAGAGTTTTTAACTAAATATAATCTTAGTAAAGAAGAATATAACGGTGCTATAGAAAGAGCTACTAATCCTATTGGCTATAAAGATAAAAAAGCTCAATACTATGACACAATTAAATCTGATGCACAAAGATTAGGTGGTGTAATATCTGATGCAGGAGCTATGTATCTTGCAGAAAAATGGGCTAGTGGTAAATATACATCAACTAAAGTAGCACAACAGTTAAATGCAGCATTAGATGATTATTCACCATTTACTTTAGATAGTGCATTTTCATCAGCACTTGGTGATACTACAAAAGTATCTACTAATGAAACAAAAGTACAACAGTTGTTAGATACTTATGTACCAAAACATTTACATACACAATTTGATATTGCAGAAGAAGCAGGTAATTTACGTAATAAAGGTGGCTATGAAACTAAATTAATTGAAAAAATGAAAGATACACGTATGACACAATATGGTATGTATGACCGTGATATATCTTGGCAAAATATTGTAAATACATATGTATCACAAGCATCTAACATTTGGGGTGTACAAGCATCAGAAGATGACCCTGCAATACTTGACGCTGTAAGAGCTAACAATCAAACAGAAGCTATACAGAAATTTAGACAAATAGGTTTAGACAGAGGTTATCAAGCTACAGTAAATAGTTTTGCTAGTGATATGGCAGATGCTTTTGGTACAGGTGTAGTTAAATCAGCAGGATATTTGGAGGGTTAATGAAATATAATAAGTTAGGACAACCAGGACCTGAAGGAGAAATTAATCCTAATGCACCTGAAGCAGGTCCATATACATATGATTTTGGACCTGGAACACCAAATCCTAATGGTGTTGTAAATCCAGGCATGGAGCCTTCTACAGGTGGTGGACCTAGCACAACTGTAACTAATGAAGCAGCTATGGCTATTGCTAGAAGTTTATTTAGTTTTTTTCCTGAAGCTGTATTAAAAGAATATGCAAAATCTTGGGTTAAATATGCAGACCCACAATTAGCTATAGCTGAAGTAAGAACTACAAGTGCTTGGGAAAATGAGTTTGGTTATCTTCAAAGAGATGATGGTACATTAATAATGTCTGAAGGTGAAGCATTAAGTACACAAGCTAGTTATAGAGAAACTTTACAAGAAGTTGGTATTACAGATACAGAACAATTTAATCAAAAATTTAAAGATTTAGTTAGTGGAGAAGTTTCTGCTGCAGAGTTTCAACAAAGAGTTGACCTTGTTTATAACCAAGTTATAGACCAAATACCTGAAGTAGAAAGATTATATAGAGAAAGATATGGTTTAGATATAGATGCACCTACAGTATTTGGTGCATTAATTGACCCTGATATATCAGATAAAGTATTAAAAGGGGATATACAAACACTACAACTACAAGCACAAGCAAGTATTAGAGGATTTACACAAGGATTTGCTAGGTTTGAAGAACTTAGGAAAGCAGGTCTTACAGTAGAAAGAGCAGCACAGTTGTATGAAGCAGCTCAACCAACAATGGAACTTGCTGAAGGAATAGGTAGAGAATTAGATATTAGTACACTAGAAGAAGCAGCATTGGGTGATGTATCTGCACAACAAAGAGTGCAAAGAGTACAAGCTCAAATACAATCTGAATATGGTGGTTTAGATATTGGTGCTGCTAGAACAAGAACAGGCGAAATAGTTGGACTTGTAGAAGAATAGTGTATACTATATGTAGAAGTGTTGCGTGGTCCACTAAATGACCTGCAAATCGGATTTCATTCCTACGTTGAAATCTTGTACTTAAAACCGTAGAGTAAAGGACTTTAGTTAGAGCTACAGTATCTAAAGTCAAGTGTGGTCTGTAGCCTCACGATAAGCGTCCACAGGGCTTATCTGCAAGAGTGATACTGTGAGGAGGTACGAAATGACAGAAGAACAATATGATGCTACTGAAGAAAGTTCAGGAGCCAAGCAGATGCGTGAAACCATCAAAAGAAAAGATGATGCTATCGCTGATTTAGAAGCTAAGTTAGCTTCCTATCAGGAAAAAGAAATGGATAGTACTGTCAAGAATATTGGCTTGGACCCTACAACAGGATTTGGTAAAGCATTAAAGCAAGTGTATAAAGGTGAAGTTAATAACGAAGCACTTTTAGAGTTTGCAAAGCAAGAGTATGGCTATGAAGCTGAGGGTGTTGCTGCACAGGAAACACCACAACCTGCACAGGAAACTGCAGTTCAAAGTGATGCTAGAGCTAGAGTAGAAGCACTTGAAAGTAGTTCTCAATCAGTTGTACCACAAGATGCATCTGAGTTGCTACAAAAAGTTACTGAAGCTGGTAACGCAAAAGACAGCATCAGAACTAAATTAAATTTGATGGACGCTCAGAAGCAAAACTAATTTAAGTATAAGTAATAAGATATAATGTAGGAGGTTTATATTATGGCAGCTATAGGCTCACCAACGCCCATAATCGCAGCAAATATTAACAACTTTACAGGTGAACTTTTTAAAGTTACACCTCATAGAACTCCCCTACTTTCAGCATCTGGAGGATTAACAGGCGGAAAGGCTATTAATAGTACTTACTTCCAATTCCAAACAGTTGATAATGCTGTTGTATCTTCAGTTACACCTGGTTCAGAAGGTGGAGCGCCAAACTTTAATGGTCGTTCACGTTCTGCAGTTCAAGGTGTGCTTGAGATATTCCACGAAGCAGTACAAATAACATTTACTGCTCAAGCAGCTTATGGGGAAATTGTGCCATTTGATTTGGCATCAAGCTATAAAAACAGTATTGACAAACTATCATTAGAGGGTACTAACCCTGTTAATGACGAAATGGCAGCTCAATTAGAGTTGGTATTAGAACTTGTCGCAAAAAAAGCAGAGTTCCAAGCATTTAATGGTGCATTCTCTGACGGTACATCATCAAATAGACAAATGAGAGGCTTAGACGAACATTGTAGTCTAACAGGCGGAAACATTTATTTTAATGACGCCAATGGTGATGGGTCAGGTGCAGACCAAAAAATACATTGGGATACTGTTGCAGGTGCTATGAAGAAATTATATGATGCAGGTGCTCCTTTGAGAGAACCAGTACTCTTTATTTCTCCTGCAATGTTATTAGACCTTAACAAAGAACTTGTTAACCCAACAGTTTCAGGTGCTTTGACAGGTGGTATTCTTCCACGTGATAGAAACGTTGGAGGAGTTGACATTGATACAATCGTAACTCCATTTGGAGCTATGGGATTGGCATTGTCTGATTACCTACCTGCTAATAAGGCATTTATTGTAGATATGGCATATGTAACACCTATCTTCTTAAACGTTCCTGGAAAAGGTACCGTATTTATTCGTGACCTTGACCAAGGCGATAACGCAAGAATGGGTAAAGCAGTTTACATGGAAATGGGATATGACTTCGGTCCTCCACAATACCATTGTGAAATTGCAGACATTGCATAAATAAATTATTGAAGATTTGGGGGGAACTCCACCTTCCTCCCATTTCTTCTGCTAAAGTAGGAGATTATGAGTTTTAGTAAATCAATAGCAAAAAATGCTCTTATAGATGTATCAGGTGATGCAAGTAATTCTTTAGGTGTAAATACTGATGGAATGTTATTAGCAGGTATTATATTTCCTGCAGCAATGACAGGTTCAACTGTTACATTTGATTTTGCTACAGATAACTCTACATGGGTTGATGTAGTTGAAACAGATGGAACAGAAGTTTCATATACTGTATCAGTAGGTAATGTAGTAAGAGTAGACCCTAGTGGTTGGGCTTTTGCTTCATCAGGTTTTATAAGAGTTACATCAAACGGCACAGAAGCTGCAGATAGAAATATAACTTTAATATTTAGAGCTGCCTAAGGAGGTATAAATGAGTACCACAGTAGGTGACCTTGTAGATAGGGTTTATAGAGAATATTTAGAAGCTCCTGATAGTGTAGAAAGTTATTCATATTTAACATCAGGTATATCAGATAGTGCTACAGAAATAGTATATGATGATAATTTATTTTCTGTAGAAGAAGAAGATGCATTAGATGCAGGTGCTATTTTAGAAATAGGACAAGAATTAATGTATTCAACTGCTCTAAATACAGTTACTAACACAATAACTGTAAAAAGAGGTCAAAGAGGAACTACAGCAACAGCACATTTAGCTAATGCAATTATAAAAATAACTCCTTCTTTTCCAAGAAAAGCAGTATATGATGCTGTAACTGACCAAATAGAAAACTTATATCCTACTTTATTTGCTGTAGAAACAAAATCAATTACTGCTAAAACAGGTATAAACATACTTGATGGTGCAAATGATAATTATTTAATAGCACCTATAAAAGCTATTTCACAATATACAGACTTTGATGCAGGACAAGATAGTACAATATCTCAATTTAGAGGTGTATCTGTAGAACTTGTAGATTTACCTAATCCATTTACATACACAGATGATGCAGGTGCTAGTCAAACTGTAACTTATACAAGTGGTCCAAGCAAAGTAAATGCAATACAATCATTTGGTATTACTGCAGGAAAAACTATATATGTAACTTTTAAAAAGAAATTTGTAGCTGTAACTAATGAAGATACAACATTATCAAGTATTGGACTAGAAAATGAATATGAACCTATTGTTATGGCAGGTGTAGCAGCACAGTTAGTTGCAGGAAAAGACATTTCTAACCTTGAAAGTAACTACATAACTGAACAATTACAAACAGCTAATGTACCTATTGGTAGTTCAAATACAGTAAGAAACGCATTATTACAATATCAACAATTATTAATACAACAAGCAAGAAAAGATTTAAGAGCTAGGTTTCCTGAACCTGTATCTTTTAATAGTATTACTTATCCGAGTACATAATGCCTAGAGTTGCATCAGTATTAAATATATCTAAACCAACAAGTTATGGTTATGACATACGTATAGACAATGAATATTATAGAACTGCTGTTGGTCCTGAAAGACAAATGACTATACAATCTTCTGATGTTTCTGCAGGTCAACAAGTAAATGTAAAACAAAATCCTGAAGATTTTACATCTAACTTAGGTCGTATATATTCAAGAAACAATTTTTCTGCAGGTCAAGGACTAGATACTGCACATAGAGCAAATGGAAAACCTGATGATAGTAATAGATTTTGGGATAGTAAAGGTATAGATGTATTTCATGGAGATGATGAAACTTCTTATCATATACATTTATTACATACAACTACAGGTCAAAGTTTATCTTTTGCAAATACAAATAACTATTTAACACAAACTACAAATGGAGATATATATGTAACTGACGGTACAACTATACACAAATATACTGCAAGTACAACAAGTTGGAGTTCTATTGCATCAGGAACTAATGGAGCTACACATAATTTTACAGGTATTGTTGCTTTTGGAAATGGTTTATATGCTACTACTGCAAATGGTACAAGTGGTTCACAGTTAATTAAATTTGATGGTTCTTCTTGGTCTGTACAAACTACAGCTCAAACATCTAGTGGTGGATTAAATGGTGTTTGGTTTGTAAAAAATAGATTATGGATTACAGGAAATGATGGAACTGCTGAATACATTTGGGAAGTAGACCCATTTAATAAAAGTTGGAGTAGTTCTGATTTACAAGATGGAGATAGTATTGTAACAGTAGAACCAACACATGAAATTACAAGCGTTATTGATGGTGGAGCTGCAGTAATAGCAGGAAGTACAGACGGTAATATTTATTCTTTTAAATTATCTAGTGGCGTATTTGTAAATCAAGGACAAACAAAAATACCTTTTGAAGAAGTTCATTCGTTAGCAGCATCTGAAGGAATTATATTTATAGGCACTAAAGAAAATACAAGAGATGTAGGACGTTTATATAAAACAGAATTAGTAGTTGCAGATGATTTGTATGTTTTAGCTAATAGACAATTAATTAAAGAATGGGTTGTAGCTAGTGTAGATACAACACCTCATGCAATGTTTGTATCAAGAGATAGTGTATATATGGGTGTTAAAGAAGGAACTAATGAAGTAAATTTGTGGCGATATTACTTACCAACAGGTGGTTTGGCTAGAGATTTACAAACATCAGGCAATGGTCTTGTATATGGTATTACACAAACAGATGGTAATTTTGTTATATCTGTATCAGGTTCTGATGTATATTTTGAAACATCTAACTATGAAAGTACAGGTTATCTTATAGCATCTGCTGCAGATTTTTTTACTGCAGAAAGTAAACAATTTGTTGGTGCAGAAATATCTACATTTCAGTTACCTGATAATACAAGTGTTAATTTAGAATATTCAACTAAATTTGAAGCTCTTGATAATCCTAATGATACATCTTTTGAAAATGCTTTAACACAAGTAATTGGTGTAGGTGATATAGAAAAACAAATATCAGATGTTGCAAGATATATAATACCTAAAATAATTTTAAATTCTGATGGTACTAATACCCCAAAAGTTAAATCTTTTCAGTTTCGTGCATTAGCTAGACCTGAGTTAGTTGTTGCACAAATACCTATAAACATAAGTGATAGAGTAGAAAGACCTGGTAGAAAACCTATTAAAGTTAAAGGACTTGGAGATGTTTTGTACTCTAGTTTAAAAAGTAAAGAAGGAAACTCTGCTGTATTACAATTATATGATTTAAACGAAATTATTAGAGGTGTAGTAGAAAAAGTAACTTATCCTATATTAACTAACAACAGTATAGGTAGTGATACTTCTTATGCTGTAATAACTATTAGGGGAACAAGACAAGCAGTTACAGGTGATGTTTCTTCATTAGATACTCTTGGTATGCAATCATTAGGTATAATAAAGTTTGGTGGATAAAAAAAATATGTTAGGATATTAAATATGTCAATGTTATTAATGTTAAAAGAAGGTGGTGGACTTAACATAGATACTATTGGTAATTTACCTATAGATGAAGATATAGATTTTACTGACGACATAGAATATTCTGCTATAATCGGTTTAGCAAGTTTTGGTTTATCAAGACTTGGTGATACAGTAGTTACGGAGAAGAAAGATTAATGACATATCCAAAAGCACAAAAATTAAGTTATAGTAACTTTTACGAAAGTACTATTACAACAGGAACAGTTTCCTCAGGAGATACAAGTTTTGACGTTGCAGCAGCACCTACATCAGATGGTTCTAGTGCTATTGCAGCTCCTTTTTATTTAGTAATTGACCCTGATACAGCTTCTAAAAGAGAAGTAGTAGAAGTAACAAATGTAAGCTCTACTACTTTAACAGTAGCTAGAGATGTAGAAGGCAGACACAGCACAGACCCAACACATACTTCAGGAACAGTTGTACGTATGGCAGTTGTTGGTCAAATGTTTGATGATTTAGAAGCATATGTAGATAATGAAATAACAACAATAATTACAGGACAAGCAGATTTAGCTTCAGGTCTTGCTTTAACAGATGAACTTTTAATATCAGACGGAGGAACTCTGAAAAAAGGTGATGTTTCTTTAATAGCAGATGCTATTGATGGAGCAGGTATAGATGCTTCTGCAGGTACATTAGTAAACGCAGCTATAGGTAAACAATCTATATGGGTACCTGCAACAGCTATGTATCCTACATCTTCTAATGGTTGTGCAGATATAACTTCAGTAGAAACTACAGCAGGTAGACCTGATTTAAAAGTTTTAGACTTTGACGCTTCATCAGATGAAAATGCACAATTTTCTATAGCTATGCCATCATATTGGAATGAAGGAACAATTACATTTCAAGCATATTGGACAACTGCAGCAACAGATACAGATGGTGTTGCTTGGGGATTATCAGGCGTGTGTGTATCAGACAATGACACAATAGATATAGCATTTGGAACAGCAGTAGTTGTAACAGATGATGCATTAGGTGCTGCTGAAGATTTATGTGTAACTGCTGAAAGTGGTGCAGTAACTATAGCAGGTACTCCTACTGCAGGAGATTTAACATATTTTAATATTGTTCGTGATGTATCAGACGCTAATGATGATATGACAGAAGATGCAAGACTTATAGGAATAAAAATATTCTACACAGTAGATGATGTTCACGAGGCATAAATGGTTGGACCAAGTTCTTTCGGCTATCAAGTAGCAGGTTTTGGTGCAGGTGGTAGTGGTACTCCTTTAGAAGTATTTTATTTAGTTATTGCAGGTGGCGGAGGCGGTGCTGACGCTCAAACTATTTACGAAGCAGGTGGCGGTGGTGGTGCAGGAGGTTATAGAAACTCTTACGCTAGTGAAACATCAGGTGATAGTTCATCTACAGAAACACCTTTAATTTTAATACCTAGTACAAACTACACAGTAACTGTTGGTGGTGGTGGTGCAGGTAAAAATACTGCTACATTTGCAGCACCAGGAGGAGATGGTAGCGATAGTGTATTTTCTACAATTACTTCAGTTGGCGGTGGTGGTGGTGGTTCTGCACAACATGGTGGCGCTCGTACAGGTGGTTCAGGTGGCGGTGGTGGTAGATTATTAAGTGGTGCTTCAGGTACAGCTAATCAAGGTGGAGATGGTGGTTCTGGTAGTGGTGGTGGCGTTCCAATGGACTACAGAAGAACTGCAGGTGGCGGTGGTGGTGCTAGTGGTAATGGTACTGCAGGTGCTTCAAACAACGCAGGAGATGGTGGAAATGGTTTAAGTTCATCTATTACAGGTTCTGCTGTCACAAGAGGTGGCGGTGGAGGCGGTGGCGGTGCTAATTCAAATGAAGGTACAGGTGGTGGAGGTGGAGGTTCTTATGGTAATGGTAATGCTTCTGCAGGTTCTGCTAATACAGGTGGTGGTGGAGGTGGCGCTCATCAAAATGGTGCTTCAGGTGCAGGTGGTTCAGGAATAGTTATATTAAGGTATTCTAGTGATTTTACAATAACT